TAAACCAACAACTTAATGCCAACGCTAATAATGGATTTAACGTTGCAAATGCTATTTCTCAAGCTAATTTAATTAGAGCAGTTAGAGTATTAAGTATTGTTTTAGATGCATCTCATCCAAGATTTCAAGAATTAGGAGCATGGAATGGTTTAGGTATTATTGAATACGAAGATGTTAATAATCCATTACCTTCTCCATCTTTACCTACAGCAAGACCATTAGCAGGTAATTTTAAAAATTTACCACTAATCAATGAAATCGTTTATATAATTGGACTTCCAAATACTGAAATTGAAACCATATCTTCCAACACAGTTGAATATTATGTTAATATAGTTTCACTTTGGAATCACCCACATCATAATGCTTTTCCTACAGCTCCAAATGCTTTACCTCCAACCCAACAAAAAGATTATATCCAAACAACTGGAGGTAACGTTCGAAGAGTAACAGATCAATCAACAGAAATTTATTTAGGTAAAACATTTGTTGAACGTTCTAATATTCATCCAATATTACCTTTTGAAGGTGATATACTTTATGAAGGTAGATGGGGTAATAGTATTAGAATTGGATCTACTGTTAAAAATACACCAAATAATTGGTCTTCAGTTGGTACAAATGGTGATCCTATTTTAATTATAAGAAATGGACAAGGTGTTCAAACAGAAGAGGGTTGGGTACCAACAGTAGAAGATATTAATAATGATGATTCATCTATTTATGCTACAAGTACTCAAAAAATACCTTTAAAGGCCTCAAGTACTTCTTATTTTAGTTATAAAAGTAATCCACCTCAAACTCCTGATCAATATGCTGGAAAGCAAATTATTATAAACTCAGGACGTTTAGTATTTAATTCAACTTTAGATCATATTTTATTAAGTTCTAGAAAATCAATTAATTTAAATGCGGTTGAAAATGTAAATATAGATTCACCAAATACAACAATACAATCAGAAAACGTATATTTAGGTTCTAAAAATGCTACTGAACCAGTTTTATTAGGTGATAGTACAATATCTACATTAGCATCAATACTTGATAATATGATAGGATTTTTAAATATTGCAGCTAATACAGTATCTACAGCTCCAGGAACACCAATTGTTCCTTTAAACGTAGCGTCTAATGAATTAGCAAGTAAATTAGATGTAATTAAAGGTAATCTTGAAAAATTAAAATCTAACACTGTTAAAACTGTATAATGGCTATAAATCCTCCATATATTAAATTATCAAATGGTGATGTTATTACTTTTGAAAGATTTGGTCCTTTTAAAATAGCAGTTTTATCAAATTCTGAAGGAGTTTTAATTAGAAAAGGAGAGCAATTATTAGGAGCAACTGAAAAAGAAGTAGCTAATTCTATAATTTTAGGTTTTCCCTACCCTAATCCAACAATTATTGAAGAAGTATTAACACCAATCCCTCCAACACCCATTCCTATTCCTCCAACAACTACTCCAAAACAAACTCCTGAAAAAGTAGAAGAAGAACGTTTACAAACAGCTTCAAATAATCAAGCTAATTTAAATCAATCTAATACTACAGAAGTAAATGCTAAGCAAATAGAAAATGCAACCCCAGCTGATTTAAAAGCAATGGGTATTGCTAAATTACCTCTATTATTATTAGTAATAGGTAATCAAGTTAAAAAAATAATCAACCCAGCATTAAAAAATCTAATAGATACTTACATACAAAAGTTTTTAGACATTGATGCTTGTCCAGATGCTGCTACATTAGCAAAAATTAGACAACAAAGAGATTTAATAGTTGGCCAATTAAATAAAATAGGTAGAGTATTAAATGTTATTACAATATCATTAACTGGTGTTTCTACATTTTTAAGTTTATTACAAGGATTTCTTACAGGTATTGATGCTGCAAAAATTGCTGCAAAAATAGCAGCCGTAGCTTTTCCTCCATTAGCAGCAGCTTTACCGGCTCTTTTAGCTACTTTAACTAATGCTAAAACAGCAGCTCTTATAGACCCCGCTACGGGTAATTCTAGATTACAAAAATTAACATCAATTATTGGAGGTGCTGCTTTAGTTGCTTCTATTATTGGTGCTTTTATATTAACAGCGGTAGTATTATTAAAATCAATAGATGCATTTTTAACAAAATGTGACCCAAATAACCCATTATCCCCAGTTTCTAAAGAAATTCAAGATATAGCAGACGCTCAATTACAAGCCGATAATACTCAAAATTTAACAACATATCAAGGATTTATTTTTGAAATAGAAATAGTACCTTATACATCTACTGTAAATCGTAGACGAGCAGTTGGTAAAAATCAATCAGGAATTGTGTTAATTCAAACCGAATTATCATTTACAACTGATGATCAAACATTAATTAATGAACTAAAACTAATAATTGATAGAGATAATTTAAAAGCTTACTAATTTTAATATTTATAAATAATGAAACCATCAGACTTTAAAAAAATTATTAAGGAAGCCGTAAAAGAAGCTATTCAAGAGGAATTAAAAGATATCCTGTTGGAAGCAGTACGTGCTCCTAAAACGGTTGTAAACGAATCAATAAGAGATACTTACGCACAACCACACATTGAACAACCTAAACAATTAAACGCTGCCGAAAGACGCGCTATGTTTGGAGATTTACTAGAAGATATGCAAAATAATAAACCAGCAGTAACAGCATATGCTGGTCAATTTAACCCTACAGGACCTGTAGATAATGTTAATGGAACATTACCTGCTGGAGAAGTAGGATTAGATATGATTATGGGTTTAATGAACGGTAAATAATGGCATTCGGAGCAAAAAAAATATACCCTATAGATACTAAACCAGGAACTGGTGTTGGTGTGGGTATTCCTTTTAACGCTCCTGGAGTATTTAAAACAACTTATACTACAAAAGAAGCAATTAAAACTAATTTAATTAATTATTTTTTAACAAATCAAAATGAAATACCTTTAAATCCAACATTTGGTGGTAATTTAAGAAAATTTATTTTTCAACAAATTAACACAGGTAATTTAGATTCATTAAAAGAAGATATTCAATATCAAATAGGATTATATTTTCCTAGTGTTATTATTGCAAGTTTAAACATAGATTCATTTCCCGACATCAATCAAATTAACGTAGTATTAAAATATAATATCCAAGACACAGGTTTAAGTGACACAGTAGAAATAGTATTTACATAATGGCAACCAAAAGAAAAAATATACAGTATATTAATAGGGATTTTAGCGAGTTAAGAGCTAGTTTAGTAGACTATGCTAAAACTTATTTTCCTACAACTTATAACGATTTTACTCCAACATCACCAGGTATGATGTTTATGGAAATGGCTGCCTATGTAGGTGATGTTTTATCATTTTATTTAGACAATCAGGTTCAAGAAACATATTTACAATATGCTCGCCAAACAAATAACTTATATGAATTAGCTTATATGTTTGGTTATAAACCAAATGTAACTCAAGTTGCAACAGCACCAATTACATTTTATCAACAAGTTCCAGCCATTCTTTCAGGTTCAACAACATATGTTCCTGATTTTGATTATGCACTTTTTATTAATCAAAATGCTCAAGTAAAATCTGTTACTAATCCTAATATTTCATTTTTAATAGAAGATCCAATTGATTTTTCAGTTTCAAGTTCAGGTGATCCAACAGAAATATCAATTTTTTCTACTTCAGGAGGTAACCCAACATATTTTTTATTAAAGAAAACAAGAAAATCAATATCTTCAACAATTAATACAACTACATTTTCATTTGGTGCACCACAACAATTTTCTACAGTAGAAATCAATGCTGAAAAAATTATTGGTATATTAGATGTATTTGATACTGATAGTAATGAATGGTATGAAGTAGATTATTTAGCACAAGATGCTATTTATGATTCTATAAAAAATACAAATCCAAATGATCCTAACTTATCTCAATATCAAGGTGATACACCTTATTTATTGAAATTAGCACAAGTTCAAAGAAGATTTATTACCCGTTTTATAAACTCAGGATCTTTACAAATCCAATTTGGTGCTGGAACAGCAACAGATACAGATGAAGAAATTATCCCTAACTCAGACAACGTAGGTTTAGGTTTACCATTTGAAAAAACTAAGTTGACAACAGCTTATGCTCCTTCAAACTTTATATTTACAAAAACATATGGTATTGCACCTTCTCAAACAACTTTAAGAGTAAGATATTTAACAGGTGGTGGTGTTGAATCAAATGTACCCTCAAATGATTTAACAAATTTAGTAGCAGATATTTCATTTTTAAATTCAAATTTAAATTCTGTAACTGCCAATACTATATTTGCCTCATTAGCAGTTACTAACCCAATCGCAGCTGATGGTGGAGGAGATGGAGATACAATTGAAGAAATTAGACAAAATGCTTCTGCAAACTTTGCAACACAATTACGTAACGTAACACAAGATGATTATTTAGTAAGGTCATTATCAATGCCTGCTAAATATGGAGTTATTGCTAAAGCATATATTGAACCTACAAAGGCACAATCAATGTCTGCAGGCGAATCTAACTCCGTATTAGACTTGTATGTGTTGTCATATAACGCAAGTAATAAATTAAACACAGCATCACCCGCTTTAAAACAAAATTTAACTACATACTTATCTCAATATAGGATGGTTAATGATGCTGTTAATATTAAAGATGGATTTATTATTAATATTGGAGTAAATTTTGATATTATAGTACTTCCAGAATACAACAGTAATCAAGTATTATTCAATTGTATTGAAGCATTAAAAACATATTTTGCTATTGATAAATGGCAGATTAATCAACCTATTGTTTTAAGAGAACTTTATATTCTTTTAGATAAAATTGAAGGTGTACAAACAATTAAAACCATAACAGTTTCAAATTTAGTAGGAACAAATTTAGGATATTCACCATATGCTTATGATATAAACGCAGCAACAATTGGTAATGTAGTTTATCCATCACTTGATCCTTCAATATTTGAAGTAAAATATCCAAATCAAGATATTCAAGGTAGAGTAGTAAATTTATAATAATATAAAATGGCAGTATATAAAATATTTCCTGAAAAAGACGCAACAATATATTCATTGTTCCCTAATATGAATACGGGAATGGATGAAATGATTGAGGCAACTGAAACAGTCTTTGCATATTCAGACCCAAATCCACAAACAAGTAGATTTTTAATTAAATTTTCTGAAGAAGATATTACCCAAGCTTTTGCTTTAATACCTCAAAGGATATATGATAGTGGATCTTGGAAATCTAATTTACAATGCTATATTGCTACTTCTACAGGAATGAATGCAACTACTACTCTTGAATGTTACCCAGTTTCAGGTTCTTGGGATATGGGTACAGGAAGATATTTAGATGTACCTTCAGTAACAAATGGTGTTAGTTGGATTTGGCAAAAATTCTCAGGATCTGCTAATGGAAGATGGAATACAATTATTGCTAATTTAGGATCAAATGTAACAGCATCTTATAATACTTCATATTCATTTGCTGGTGGTGGTACTTGGTATACAGGTTCTCCTGTTCCTTATTATACTTCAAGTGTTACTCAATCCGTAGAATTTACATTTTATGGTAATAAAGATATTAATTTAGATGTTACAAATACTTTAAAAGCATGGTTTACAGGTGCATTTGCTAATAATGGATTTCTTTTAAAACAAAAAGATGAATTTATTAATAATAAAGACATTCAACCAGAATTAAAATACTTTTCAAGAGATACTCATACAATTTACCCACCAGCTTTACAAATTAGTTGGTTTGATTTTTCATTTAATACAGGATCATCTAAACAAACAGTTTTAAATACAACACCAGCAACTCTAACATTAGCACAAAATCCAGGAACATTTTATCCTGAAAGTATTAATAGATTTAGAAATAATGCTAGACCTGAATATCCAATTCAAATATGGGAAACATCATCAGTTTATTTAAATAATTACTATTTACCTTCAGGTTC